CATTCCGAACCTATCAACCAGACGCAATGCGATACGCTGCGCACGCTGATCGAAGCCAGCGGATCGAACATCGTGGCATTCTGCAAATATTACGAGATCGAATCGCTGCCGGAATTGCCTGCAAACAAATTCGCCCATGCGGAGAAAAGCCTGCAAACCAAACTAGCAGCCAAGGGGGAAAAAGAATGATCGAGCAGCGCACAACCGAATGGTTCGCACAACGCTGCGGCCATCTTACCGCTTCACGCATTGCCGATATGATGGCGCGCACCCAGAAAGGCTGGGGCGCGTCTAGAGCAAACTATGCCGCCCAGCTTATTGCAGAGCGCCTGACAGGTGTTGCGGAATCTGGATTCACAAGCGCAGCGATGCAGCATGGCATAGACACAGAAGCAGCCGCTAGAGCCGCCTACGGCTTTATGCAGGACGTTGAGGTTATCGAAGCCCCATTCGTTCTGCATCCCCGCCTGGCATGGTCTGGCGCGTCTCCTGATGGCTTTGTGGGCGATACTGGTCTGGTCGAGATTAAATGCCCGAATACCGCAACGCACATCACCACACTGCGCGGCGGCGAGATCCCTGACAAATACATCAAGCAAATGCAATGGCAGATGGCCTGCACCGAAAAAGATTGGTGCGACTTCGTTAGCTTCGATCCGCGAATGCCGGTTGAAATGCAATTGCACATTCAGCGGGTTGATCGGGACAATGATTTGATCGCGGAGATCGAAAGCGCAGCGATTGGGTTCCTTGATGAGATTGCGGCAACCGTTGCAGAACTAGAAGCCATTTATAGAAAGGTGACATAATGAGCAGTTTGGTAAGACGCATTCAGCGTCAGCAGTATCCGTCAGCGACTGGCAATCCGCCACGCAGGAAGTTTTACAATGGCAGGGGACAAAGGCTTGGCGCGACCAATCCGAAATGCACCAGCCTTATCGCTCGACAGAATCGGGAAAAGCGCAATGCAGAAAGGAACGAAGCGTGACAGTTATTACAACCATCGTCGGCAATGTCGGCAAGGATGCGGTCTATAAGGAAGGGCAAAGCGGAAAAGGCTTTGTCAGTTTCTCGGTTGGCGCATCAGTGGGCTGGGGCGATAAAAAGGAAACGCTCTGGTTTGATGTGACCAAATGGAACTCCAGCCCCAAGCTGGCAGAAATGGTTCTAAAGGGAACTAAGATCACCGTGATAGGTGAATTGTCCACCCGTGAGCATAACGGCAAGACTTACCTGCAAATCAATGCACAGACCGTCGATCCGCAAAGCCGATCAGGTGCTGGCAGTGACACTGGCTTAAATGTGCGTGCGGCTGCTGTTGCTGGCGATATGGATTTAGACGATGATCTGGATTCAGTCCCGTTTTAGCCTCAATTTAAAAATTGATTTTTCTTCCATTTGCGCTAAATGCTTTCAAAAAGGAGGCGCAAATGGAAGAAGTTTGGTTATCACCCGAAGGATATGAAGGGCTATATTTAGTCAGCAATTTAGGCCGTGTTTTAGGAGGAAAGCGCAAAAAATTGCTCAATCCTACGTGCGAAAAATTAACAGGCTATTATTCAATTTGCTTAAGCCGTGATGGCTTGGTCAAAAAATTCAGGCTTAATATTTTAGTCCTATCTACTTTTTGCGGCCCCAAGCCGTTTGATAACGCCCATGCCGCCCATAATAATGGTGATAAATCTGATAATAGATTGATTAACCTGCGCTGGGCGTCCCCAAAAGAAAATCAAGATGACATTGATAGGCATGGGCGTCGATGCAAAGGCGAAGATGTTTTCGGGGCGGTATTAAATGAAAATAAAATCAAAAAAATTAGAGATCGAATTAAAAATGGGGAAAGGAACAGGCCGATAGCTGAGGATTTTGGAGTATCAATATCAACAATACATTTAATCCGTCACAATAAAATTTGGAGGCATATATGAATGATCCCAAGCATAACACTACTTCTGAAATGCTGCGCATGTACATTGAAAAAGTCGAGCGTCTTGAGGAAAGCAAGCGCGGAGTGTCGGAAGACATTAAAGAAGTTTATTCCGAAGCCAAATCAAATGGCTTTGACGTGAAGGTTATGCGCCAGATCGTAAAGCTACGCCGCATGGAAACCCATGTCCGCCAGGAATGGGAAGCCGTTCTCGAAACATATAAAGACGCACTGGGTCTTTAAGATGGGCTTTCCCGTCAATCATAAGCGCATAAAGGCAAAGCAATCTGCACCAGCAACCGCAAAAGAACGGGCGCATATGGAGCGGGTTGCAGCCCTTCCCTGTCTTGTGTGCGGCGGGAATTCCACTGTGCATCATGTCACAGGATCGGCATACGTTATGGGGCGATTGCCGCGCAGCCACCAGCTAGTCGTACCATTATGCCCAACGCATCATCAAATTCAGCATGGGCCGAAGGAAAGCGTTGAGGCATTAAATCATCGCGGCTTTTATAAAATGCACGGAATTGATCTGCTGGCCGAGGCTGAATTTTTGCGCTTGGAAAGCATTAACGAGGGTATTTTATGACAAAGCGCACGATCAAGCTGGTATCGAAGGCGCACCGAGATCGAGCCGCCAGTCTTATCTATCAAGCTCCGCAAGGCTATGTCATGGCGATAGGCGAAGAAACACGCACGCAAGAACAGAATCGGCTGATGTGGCCCTTGATCGCCGACATACAGGCGCAGGTTCCAGAGACAGCCACATTCTCAGCCGATGATATGAAATTACGCTTCCTGCACGCACTGGGGCAGGAGATGCGCTTTCTGCCGGAACTAGAAGGCGCTGGAATGTTTCCAGTGGGCCAGCGATCCAGCACGCTGTCGAAGTCGCAATTCACTGGGCTGATCGAGCTTCTATTCCAATATGGCGCGAAACATGGCGTGCGCTGGTCTGACAAATCTCAGCGAACGATTGAAAGCATAAAATGAAATTAAAGGTGTTAGACCTTTTTTCTGGCATAGGAGGATTTAGCCTTGGCCTCGAACGAACAGGCGGATTTGAAACCGTCGCCTTCTGTGAAATTGAAGACTTCCCCAGGCGAGTGCTTGCAAAGCATTGGCCAAGCGTCCCATGCTACCGAGACGTGCGCGAGCTTACCGCAGAACGACTTGCTGCCGATGGAATTGCCGTTGACGTTATTACAGGCGGATTCCCCTGCCAAGACATTAGCGTTGCAGGAAAAGGTCTGGGGCTGGCCGGCGAACGAAGTGGATTATTCTTTGAAGTCGCCCGTCTTATTGGCGAATTACGACCTTCAATCGTCATCTTGGAAAACGTCGGAGCGTTGCTTTGTAGAGGAATGGATGCCGTTCTTGGGACGCTGGCCACGGTCGGGTATGATGCGGAATGGCACTGCATACCAGCTTCACACGTTGGCTTGCCTCACACTCGCGACCGGGTGTGGATTATTGCCTACCCTAGGGAAGAACGAACCGAAGGGCGCTGGCAAGAAGCGTTTTCGAGGCTCTACAGAATTTCGTGGAGCGAAAATGTCGGAAGGGCTTCGGAATGGGCCAGAAGATCCGATCTATCTGCATCCGGGCTTTGCAGAGGAAGTGATGGGATTCCCAATCGGATGGACAGAACTTCAGCCCTCGGAAACGCCGTAGTCCCGCAGATTCCCGAACTTATCGGAAACGCAATTCTGTCCGCGATTGGCATGAATGTAAAATAATTATTTTGTGCGAAATTTTCTCTTGCAATATGTGTGAAGGTAATTATTCTACCCACATAGAAACAAGGAGGCACAAAATGATTGCAGTTTACGAAATTCACAATGCTGACGGATCGCTCAACGGATGCGGCACGGCCCTTGAATTTGAATATTGGGCTGACTTCGGTCTTTATGGCGAAGGCGCATATTTGGGCAAAGTCATTTGCCATGAAGATGCAAGCCTTGATGAAGCACGTAAGCTGCAATGGGCAACCGCATAAGGAGAACGCAAATGCCGATAGAAGCTTTTATCCTGCTGGGAATTATCCTGTGTATGTCGATTGTCGTTTATGACGAACTTTTCAAGGGAGGCGAATAATGCTCACTGCAAACTTTACCAAGGGCCGCAAAGGTGGTCTCGACCTGCTCGACATTGCGCGGATCACCAATGGTCAGCGCACATATCTCGAAAGCTATGAAGTCTTGGGCAAACGCGAAGCCCGTAAAGTCGC